AAATCTGGGGACAATCCTCGTAGAGCATCTTTCCTAGCACGTATGGGAAATATGCCAGGACCAGAACGCAAGCCTAATGGTGAACCAACAAGACTATTGTTATCACTGAATGCTTGGGGTGCTAGTTCAAAAGCTGATGCTAAGAAGAAGGCAGCTGCAATTAGCGCACGTAATAAAGGCAAGAAGTAATGGCTACTGCGAAAAAAAAATCTACAGTTAATTCTGCTGGTAACTATACCAAGCCCGCTATGCGTGCTTCTTTATTTAAGAAGATTAAAGCTGGCACAAAAGGTGGAGACCCAGGAGAATGGTCTGCTCGTAAGGCTCAGTTGCTTGCTGTTCAGTATAAGAAGGCAGGCGGAGGCTACAAGTAATGGCACTAGCTAAATCTCAAAAGTCTCTAAAGGACTGGACTGCCCAGAAATGGAAGACCTCTGATGGTACTCCATCTAAGGGCAAGAAAAGATATTTACCTGAAGCAGCATGGGCATCATTATCACCTGCCGAGAAGGCAGCAACTAATAAATCTAAAGCAGCAGGTAATGCAAAAGGTAAGCAGTTCGTAAAGCAGCCTAAAGCAATTGCAAAGAAAACCGCAAAGAGTAGATAACAAAGGTGGGGACAATGAACGACAAGTTAACAATCGCCTGGTGCGATAATGGTATGGTTGATGGCAAGTTTATGCAAGGGGTTGCAGATGTCATGCTCCACTCGGGTGTTGAGATTGCAACTACTTTGCGTAGCCAAGGTAACCAGATTGCTCGCCAACGCGAGAAGATAGTTAATCATTGGTACGACAGCAACAAGTCTGATTGGCTACTATGGGTAGACTCAGACGTTGTCATAAGTGTCGATACCTTTAAGCTTCTTTGGGACAACAAGGATATTGAGAAGCGTCCAATAATGACAGGTGTGTACTTCACAACTGATACCCCAGAGGAAACTCTGATGATTCCAATGCCAACAATCTTTTCATTTGTTGATGCAGGAGAGACAGTTGGTATCCAGCGAGTACACCCACTGCCAAAGAATGAACTAATACAAGTCGGTGCTGCTGGTATGGGATATGTTCTTATGCATAGAAGTGTAGTCGATAAGATTAGAGCAGTAGCACCTGATGCTCCTCTATTCTCAGATATTGGTCATGGCAAGAACTTCATGGGTGAAGATATTTATTTCTTTGCTTTATGTGGCAAGGCAGAGATTCCAGTCTTTGCACATACAGGTGCAGTAGTTCCGCATATGAAGCGGTTCTCATTTGACATTAATTATTACAACGCTTTTATGGGGTCTCAAGAGCCACCTAAGAAGCCAAAGAGTAAACTGATTACTCCAGATTATATAAAGTAGAGAGGCAACAATGGCATACGGCAGAGCAGGTAGCACATTGGTAGAGGAACTTAACCGTCTTGCATTTGGCGGTACACTTCCTCCAAAGACACAGTGGTTAGATGACGAAGGTGCAGCAAATAAACTTGCTGGCACTACAGGTCTTGCAGCCACTGGTGCTTGCAATATTTATGCCAACCTTCCAATTTCAAAATGGAAAGACCTACAGGGTGCTTGCAATGCAATCGCTGGTACAACTGGACTCGGCGCAGTCGAGGCACTTAGAAGGGTAAACATGTAATGACTATTACATTTGCAGATATGGTCAATGAGGTTGTCATAAACCTTTCTGGTTATACATTACAACAGGATAGAGCAACTTATCTAAAAACAGCTGTTACTACAACAACATCTTCTAGTTCATCTCCTTTAATTCTATCCCTTGGCTCAACTGACAACGTTGGTAAGGGAATCATTGAAATTGATGAAGAACTTATGTGGGTAGATGCATACGACCGTATTGCTAATACAGCAACTATTGCTCCTTATGGACGTGGTTACCTTGGTACAACAGCAGCAACACATGCGTTAGATACACGAGTTGTAATCAGCCCAACCTTTCCACGCTTTTCAGTTAAACGTGCAATCAATGATACTATCAATGCTTTGTCTTCAACTATCTATGCAGTAAAGACAACTACATTTGTTTTCAATCCTGCAGTCAATACCTATGCATTCAATGACCTAGGTATTAAGAATATCCTTGGAGTCAGTTGGCAGTCTATTGGTCCTACTAAAGAATGGGTTCCTGTTCGTCACTGGGACTTTGACCCAATTGGTTCGACAACAGTATTTGGTGCTGGCGCACAGACTATCACTATTAATGACTCAATCGTTGCTGGTCGTACAGTTAAAGTTATGTACGCTGCTAACGCAGAGATGTTCACATCAGATACTCAAGACTATGTAACACAAACTGGTATGCCAGATTCAACTAAGGATGTTGTAATCCTTGGTGCATCATACCGATTGCTATCATTCCTAGACCCAGCACGTGCAACTATGGTTAGTCCCCAGGCGGATGAGACTGACTCTAAGCGTCCTTATGGTTCTTCAGGTACAGCAGTTAAACAAATCTATGCACTTTATCAACAGCGTTTGCAGGAAGAAACAAGACAGCAACAACAGAATTTCCCTACAAAAGTTCACTACTCCCGCCGATAGGAACCAATAATGACAACTAGAAAATACGCATCTCGCTCCCAGCAGACAACGCTGACTGGCGCACTTACTTCCTCTGGAACAACAGCTACTGTTGTATCTGGTGCTGCCCTAATGGGCGGTACTACTGTTGCAGCAGGTGAAACATTTACCGTTGTCATTGACCCAGATACAGCCCTTGAAGAAATTGTAGATATTTACTCTGCTTCAGGTAATCCAGTATCCACTAATACCCTGACTATTGTTCGTGGTGTTGAGAATGCTGGCACTGGAGTAGCTCACTCAGCTGGGGCAATCGTCCGTCATATGATGACTGGTAGAGACCTTCGTGAGTCTAACACCCACATTGAGGCTAGCACAGCCGTACACGGCGTTACAGGGGCTGTGGTAGGTACTACAGATACCCAGACACTGACCAATAAAACTTTAACTTCCCCAACTCTGACCACTCCAGCCCTTGGAACACCAACATCTGGTGTGCTTACCAATGCTACTGGTCTTCCAGTTTCAACTGGTGTATCAGGTCTTGGCACAGGAGTTGCTACATTCCTTGCTACACCATCTAGTGCAAACTTAGCAGCAGCGTTAACTGATGAGACTGGTTCTGGAGCAAACGTATTTGCCACTAGCCCAACACTTGTCACCCCTGTGCTTGGCGTAGCAACAGCAACTAGCATCAATGGAACAACAATTCCTAGCAGTGCAACACTTGTTAAGACAAGCGATACTGGCACAGTAACAAGTACAATGATTCTTGATGGCACAATCCTTAATGCCGATATCAATTCTGCAGCAGCCATTGATAAAACAAAGATTTCAGGTACAGCAGTAACGCTTGCTGATACTGGAACTGTCACTGGAACAATGATTGCCAACGATACAATCGTTAACGCTGATATCAATACATCCGCTCAGATTGCATATGGAAAACTTAACTTAACTAACAGCATTGTAGATGCTGATATCAATGCATCTGCTGCAATCACCAAGACTAAGATTAGCGGAACTGCTATTACAGCAGCAGACTCAGGCACTGTCACATCAACTATGATTGCTGATGGAACTATTGTAGATGCAGACATCAATGCTTCAGCAGCAATTGCTTGGACAAAGATTGCTCCATCATCATTAGTATCTGCTACAGAACTTGGATATGTAGATGGTGTTACCTCTGCTATCCAAACTCAGTTAGATTCTAAGTTAGCCAGTGCAACGGCTTCTACAACTTATGCACCATTGGCAAGTCCAGCATTGACTGGTACACCTACCGCTCCAACTGCAACTGCTGGTACTAATACTACTCAGGTAGCAACAACAGCATTTGTTGGAACAGCAGTGTCTAACCTTGTGGCATCTGCACCTGCAGCCCTTGATACTCTTAATGAGTTAGCAACAGCACTCGGCAATGATGCATCATTTTCTACAACAGTAACTAACTCAATTGCAACTAAGTTGGCTCTTGCTGGTGGCACTATGTCTGGTGCAATTGCAATGGGAACAAATAAAATTACAGGTCTTGGAACTCCTACAGCAAGCACCGATGCATCAACCAAGGCTTACGCCGATACAATGCTTCCACTTGCAGGTGGAACAATGTCAGGTGCTATTGCTATGGGAAGCAATAAGATTACTGGACTTGGAACACCAACTGCTAACGGTGATGCTGTAACTAAAGCATATGCTGATGCAATTCTTGTTGGTGCACCTGGCAACTTGACTGGTCCAATTACATCAGTTGGTGCTGCAACATCTGTTGCCGCTCAGACTGGTACTGGTTCAACATTTGTAATGCAAGCAAGTCCTACTCTTACAACTCCAAATATTGGAGTAGCAACCGCTACATCAGTTAATGGTACAACCATCCCAACATCTAAGACACTTGTTGCTACTGACTCAACTGCCTATGTAGTTCCTTCCCAGACTGGTAACTCAGGTAAGTACCTAACAACTGATGGAACAGTATCATCTTGGGGAACTGTTGCTGGATACAATGCACCAACACTTGGTTCAACATCTATTGCATCAGGTGCAACAGTAACTAACGTTGCTGGATTGACAATTAACTCAACAACTATTCCAACATCTAAAACTTTAGTAGTTACAACAGATACTCTTGCTGTACTTTCAGCAACTACATCTGCTCAACTAGCAGGAATTATTTCTGATGAGACTGGTACTGGAGCATTAGTATTTGCTAACACACCTACTTTAGTAACTCCAGTTATTGGCGCTGCTACTGGTACAAGTCTTTCAGTTACTACAGATTTAACAATTTCTGGTTCTGGAGCATTTGGAAGCATTAAAGATTTTCAAACAATGACCCTTATGGGCGCCCTCTAAACGAAAGGTAGTAACTAATGGCTACATTAACTAAGGCGCTGTTCCGTGGAGCAGCAACAACAACTACAACAACGGTTCTGTATACAGTACCAGCATCTACTACTTCTGTAGTAAGCAATATTGTAATAAGTAATACAGCAGGAACAGCAGGTACATTTACTCTTGGTATGGGCACTGCTGGTTCTAACACATCTTTAGCAACAACTGTTGCTATTGCTGCTAACAGCATTGTAACGCTTGACCTCAAGCAAGTCCTTGCTACAACAAATACAATTACTGGCGGAGCATCTGCCACAACAATTAACTTTCACATCAGTGGAGTGGAGATTTCCTAATGGCTATTAATCAAGTACCTGGAGTTGGTCCTCAAAATACAGATATTGCTACAGCGGTAGCCGCTGCTGTACCTACTAACTCATCTATTGCTGCAGCAGTTCCAACAAACTCTACTATTGCATCGGCAGTTGCTGCTGCTGTTCCCACAAATGCAAGCATTACTTCTATTGTTTCATCAGGTGCGGCTGCTAAGACTCTTTATGCACAAACCGTTACATCATCAACCAACTGGACTGCACCTACTGGCGTAAATGCTGTTCGTGTTGTTCTTGTTGCAGGCGGTGGCGGTGGTGGTGGTGCAGTTAGTTACAATGGATATACTGGCATTTCTTCTGGCGGAGGCGGTGGTGGTGGTGCTGTATTGATACGCACACTTCCTGTTTCACCTGGAACTGTTTATGCCGTAAACATTGGAGCAGGTGGTAGTGGTGGAGTTGCAAGTGGAGCAAATAATTGGTCTGTTAATCAAGCAAACTCAGGTGGCGATACATCATTTGGAAACTTATTAACTGCAAACGGCGGCGGTTATGGTGGTGGAGCACAAAGCGGTAGTGCTTTTGGTTCTGGAACTGGCGGCTGCGGTGGAGGCTCATCTGTTGGCGTCGCTAATACAAATTATTCTTGTGCTGGTGGTGGCGGTGGTGCAGGGGGAAATGCTACACCAAATGTTTTTTCTGGAGTTGGAAATCAATCTGCAATTGGAGCGTCTAACCACGGAAGAGGAAATCAAGGCGGTGCAGGCTCTGGCGGTGTTTATACAAATGGAACAGCAAGTCCCGCTGCAGGCTCACTCGGTGGTTCAGGAGTATTAGGAATGGGCGGTGGCGGCGCAGCAGGTTCTTACTGGGGTCATAGTCGCGGTTCGTTTGGTGGAGGAAACTCTGCTGGAAATGCTAACTATTATGGTGGCGGTGGTGGTGGTTCTTCTGCTGGAGATAGCACCGCATCTTCTGGCGGAGCAGGTTATCAAGGTCTAGTTCAATTGGAATGGTATCAATAATGACTGATGTTACTAATGTATTTAATAATAAAAAAATTGCAATTGTTAAAGATAATAAAATAATTGATTGCGTTCTTATACATCCAGATGATGTTGAAACAATACTGCCTAATGTTATTGAAAAACATCAGGCAGATGAATCAATTGAAATTGCTGGTGAATTGTCTTGGCTTGGCGTAGGTTGCGTAAAAGATAATGGAGTCTGGCGCCCAACAAAAACATTTACTGGTTGGGTATGGGGAGAAAATGGTTGGGAAGCACCTACTCCCAAACCAGAAGGTAATTATGCTTGGAATAATGATTCAGCCCAATGGGTAATTATTCCTGAATAGTGTATAATAAATATATGAAAATTATATTTACTAATACAATCGGTATTCCAGAAGAATACTCACCTAAGCCAGCATCAACATTTGTACCAGAATGGTATAAAAAATTAGAATCTTATATCAGTGGTCAAAAAAAACCTACTGGTGAAGGTGGTACATCTGCTACAGCAAAGCGTTGTATGCCAGTTTTTGATGCAATTACTAGTGGTTATATAATTGTATCTGCTGCAGACGTATTTGTTTCTCAAAAAGAAACAGCAGATGGAACTAAACAACCTTGGTTTGAATGGTCTAATTATGGGCTTATTCAATTTCATCCAGTAGAACAAATGCCTGAACACCCTCAGCGCAATGGTCATATGGCTTATCCAAAATGGATTAACCCTTGGGCAATTAAAACTCCTAAGGGTTACTCTGTTTTGTTTACTCAGCCAATGCACAGAGAGTCACCATTCACAATCCTTCCAGGAATTGTAGATACTGATACCTATACGGCTCCAGTAAACTTTCCATTTGTTCTTAACAATGTTAACTTTGAAGGGCTTATCCCTGCGGGTACGCCTATTGCTCAAGTCATTCCTATCAAACGTGATGAATGGCAAATGAGTTTAGGTTCTCAAGCAGAGTTTATTGAACAACAACAAGTTACTAATCGCATGCAAACCAAATTCTTTGACCGTTATAAGTCAATGTTTAGACAACTCAAAGAATATAAATAAACAACTTAAGGAGTCATAGTGGCAAGAGACGTTACCGAAGGTAGAAGTGCCCGTGCTATTGCCGTTGACGTAGGTATCGTTTCATCTACAGCAACTTGGCAGAACACAGACATCGCCTACGATGTTGCAGTCGGTGGACTTCCATTCATCTATGCAATTAATGATACTCGCCCTTACATCCGTCAGACAGCACCATTCCGCAAGGACCAGTTTGACAATGGAGCAGAACCAGGTGAGCAATCACTGACTGGTTGGTGGATTAGAAGCCAAGCTTCATTCCACTCAGGTACTGGTATTAAGTTCTATGACCCAGCTCAAACTGATGAGAATGGACACTATCGTTTTACCGATAGCAAAGGTGTAGATGTTTGGACTAAGGGACAAGTAACATTACTTAAGTCAGTTACTCAGGGTCACAATGTAACCACAGCTATTGATTCTAACGGACGCAGCCGCCAGCATACACGTTCTATCACATGGTCTGGGACTAACGGCGTACTGCTACATGATGGTTGGGACGTTGACAAAATTGCTGTTGGTGGTACAGTCACTCACTTCATTGACTACAACTCAGGTACTGATTCACCTGTATATGCTATCTGTGATGATGGTACATATGCATACTGGATTACTAACAAGACTTCTACAGGCAAAACAACCATGTACAAGAAGGCACTTACTGGTGATTCGAGTACTGCCGATACACAAATGTGGACACATGGTACCGAAACTGCAAGCAATGCAGTTATGGAATATGTTAAGGAACGCATAATTGCCTGTGTGAATAATGCAGTGTATGAATACTCACCTGCATCTACAGCTGTAGCATCTCCAATTTATACACACCCTAATAGCGCATATATTTTTACTAGTGTTGCAGCATCTGGTGCTGCTATCTATGTAGCTGGTTACAATGGTATTCAATCTACAATTCAAAAGTTTACACTCTCATCTGCTGGTGTAGTCAATGGTCTAACTTCAGCTATCACAGTTGCTGAACTACCAGTTGGAGAAATTGTACACAAGATTTTCTATTACCTAGGTACTATGATGATTGGCACAAGCAAGGGTATCCGTGCTGCCAATGTATCTGACCAAGATGGTTCTATCTCATACGGCCCATTGATTGTTGAAACATCTCAGCCATGCTATGACTTTGCTGCCCGCAGCAAGTATGTCTGGTGTGCAACTGGTGTAGACGGTGCTCCTGGAGTTATCCGTATTGACCTTGGTAACGAATTAGAACAACTTCGATATGCATATGCTAATGATATATACATGGACGATGCAACTACTGGACACTCAACAACCTCATGTGGTTTTGCTGGCAATACAAATCAGCTAATGTTTACTAGTGCTTACGCATCATCGGCAAATGGATATGTTTATACGGAAAGCGCTTCAACTCTTATAGCAGATGGTTACCTTACAACAGGCAATATCCGTTACGGAACTCTTGAACCAAAAAACTTTAAACGTCTTCTTGCTCGTGGTGATTATACCTATGGAGAAATGACACTAGAGACTGTTGATAAAGATGGCGTCGAGTACGACCATATAACATACAACTATGCTATTCCATCTATTGAGGTTACGACATCTAACCCAGCAACTGCTCAAGAATATGTAGCCTATAAATTTATTATATATCGTGATGCTACCGATACAACTAAAGGTCCTACATTTAAGGGATATCAAGCTAAGGCAACTATTGCTACACCTCGACAAAGAGTAGTGCAGTTCCCTGTATATTGTTTTGATATTGAAACAGACAAATACAACACAGTTGTTGGTTACGAAGGCAGAGCCTTTGATAGAATTAAACTGTTAGAAACCATTGAAGAAACTGGTGACGTAATCACCTGGCAGGACTTATCAACTGGCGAGTCTCGTCAAGCAATCATTGAACAAGTAACATTCACCCGTATGACACCACCAGATAAGCGCTTTGATGGCTTTGGTGGAGTCCTTGAGATTAAGATTAGAACGGTGTAAAATGTCAACACAAGATTGGGCTGCGTTTACCGTAGCATTAATGAGTATTACTGTTGGAGTGACTGGTTCTATCCGCTGGTTAGTCAAGCATTACTTGGCTGAATTAAAGCCAAACGGGGGCGATTCCGTGAAAGACCAAGTGAACCGATTGGAAGAACGCGTTGACCAAATCTATCTTATCCTTTGTGAAAAGAAAGACTAATACACTAGCAGTATTTTTTCTTATAGCAGGCACATCTTTATTTGGACCAGCCATTGCCAATGCAGAACAAACAGGTCAGATTACTGTTATCTGTGCTAACGATGCTGGAGTAGCTAAAGAGTTTAGAGTTGGTTGGGATAATACAACTGCCTTCTTTGAAGGCAAAGGTAATATCGCTGCGCTCTTTTGTTCTATTGCTACACAAGGACAGTACAAAACTTTTGTTAGTACTACTGCACCTGAAAGTACATGGTACTACAATGGAGTAAAGCCTACTCCTTTGCCATTGCCTGAACCCGTGCCAAGTCCAGTGCCATCTCCAACTCCGACTCCCGAACCAGTGCCTTCTGTTTCACCTGCACCAGTTCCCTCTCCGAGTCCTGTACCCTCAGCTGTGCCGAGTCCAACTCCAACCGTAGAGACATCAACCGCGACCTCTCCAGTTCCAATATCGACTCCAACGCCTTTACCTGTCCCAACAAATACTCCTGAGAGTAATGCATCTCCATCTCCTTCTCCTTCTGTTAGTGACACCTCTACGGTGACAACTCCTATTGATACATCGACAGCAACTGTACAACCTGTTCCTCCTACGGGAACCAATCCTGTTCCTGTCGAACCAACACCCATACCAGTAGTCCCACCAATAGTGGAACCGAAACCAGAACCAACACCTGTAGCAAAGCCTGAACCATTACCTACTCCTTTGCCCGTGCCGCAACCTCAGCCAGAATCTGTGCCTGTTGCTGTGCCCGCCCCCGTTGCAGTTCAACCTGTCCCTGTGGACCCACCTGCTGTTGAAGTCCCACAGCCAATGCCAAGTCCAGAACCTCTTCCTCAACCACAGCCAGAACCCCAGCCTGTGCCCGTAGAAGAGCCTCCAGCACCCGAACCTGTTCCCGAACCTGCTCCAGTAATAGAAGAACCTCCTGCCCCTGCAGAAGAACCTCCTGCTGTTGAGCCTGAACCTCCTGTTGCAATTCCTGACCCTGAACCTGTTCTTGTTGAGCCAGCTCCTGAGCCTGCTCCTGAACCAGTTCCAGTGGTGGAACCTCCTGCTCCTGTAGTGGCTCCACCTGTTGTAAAACCTCCATCACCTGAACCTCCTGTAGAACATCGTGTTGAACCTGCTGCACCTAATGCTACTGAAGAACAAAGACAAGTAGTAGCAGAAGCGCTTGTTGCACAAGCCCAAGGTGAGCCAGTTACTACACAAGCAATTCAAGATGCAGGTATTACAGTTGAAGACTTACCACCAGATACTCCAGTTGAACTGGATAATGGTGTCGTGCTAGTTGCTGAGGTAGTCGTAGCAATTCAATTACTTGAAAACCCAGCAGAATTATTAAGTGCAATTTTTACAAACCCAACCCAAGCTTTGCTTGCTATCTCAAACATTGGTGCAGATATGTCACCTGAAGTACGAAAGCAATCAGAGAAGGTAGTGGTATCAGCCATCATCGCTGGTGGCATAGCAACTCAAGCAGCAGCGTCCGCTGCAGCAACAGCCGCGTATAGGAGAAAACCTTAATGAAGAACTTCTTTTCAGATATTGCAAATCAACTATGGACACTCCTTGGAATGTTCGTTGCTTGGGTAGTCCTTGAAGGGTCAGCCAAGACAGTAGTAGGGTACGCAATCATCGCTGCCACCATTGTGTGGAGCGTCACATTTAAACTACGTAATCCAAAGGACGAATAATGGAGACATTCAAAAGTGTGATGATGAGAATCTTTGCTGTTATTGCAGCAGAGTCTCTCGGAGTCATCGGTGCTGGTTCACTAGTAGGTATTGAAGTATGGCAAGCAGGAGTATTAGCTGGTGCATTAGGCGCTGCTAATGTACTCGAAGCACTAGCCCGCTACTACCTAGCTGACGGCAATCTATCAGCAGACGAAATCAATGCAGCCTTTGCAAAGGTTGATAAGAAAGCAGGGGAATAATGGGCCAACGTTTAGACTTCATCGCAACTGCCCGAGGTGAACTCAATGTAATTGAGGGACCTAAAGACAATGAAACCAAGTACGGTGCTTTCACTAAGGCAAACTTCTTGCCATGGTGTGGGTCATTCGTTATGTGGTGTGCTAACGAAGTAGGACTTAAAATTCCTAACTGTGTTTCAACCAAGGTTGGAGCAGAAGCATTTATGAAGAAGGGTCAGTGGGAAAAAGCGGAGGAAGCAATTCCTCTACCAGGAGACGTAGTCTTCTTTGACTTCCCTAATGACGGAGTTGACCGCATTTCACACATTGGCATTGTTGTCAAAGACAATGGTGATGGAACGGTTACCTGTATTGAGGGCAACACTGCTCCCGATAAGAAGGGTGACCAGCGTAACGGAGGGCAAGTCTGCCTGAAGGTGCGTGCCTACAAGAAGAAGAACGGCTCCAAATTACGCAGGTCACAAGCCGTGACTATTGTTGGATTTGGAAAGCCTGTCTTCAAATCCTAAGGAGAAACATGTTCGACACAAAAAAGCTAGAAGCAATTGCAGCAACATACCTACGAGCAGCTGTCGCTGCAGTGGTAGCGCTATACATGGCAGGAGAGACAAGCCCTAAGGCTTTAATCTCAGCTGCAGTAGCAGCAGTAGCTGGGCCAGTCCTCAAGGCACTTGACCCTAAGGCAACCGAGTTCGGTAAAGGTTCAAAGTAACCCCACTCTAGGCCCCTAGCGGGCCGATAGAGGCAAGATACCCCCCTTCCTAAGGTAATCACCCTAGGTTGGGGGGTCTTTTGTTATGCCCTAAATATCTTCGTCGTCTGCTTCCCAGTCTTCAAGATATTCACGGAAACCCCTGACATTTTTCTTGAACTTATAGTTCTGATACCTAGCAATCAGTTCATAGAACACATCATGGACAGCAAGACCTAGCAGTACAGCAATAAATGCTTGCAACATAGTTTATTCTCCTATATAATATATATTATTATATACTATATAGAAGCCCCTTAAAGGGCTTCTTCTATAATATATTAATATCAATTATACACAGGAACCTGATGTTGTCAAGTATAAAAAAAGCTTGACAAGATGACACTGATGTGACTATAATCTGAACATGAGCATACAACTTGGAGATTATATATTACCTGAACATGTAAGTTACTCCGCGTTCAGTACATACATTGACTGTGGATATCAGTACTACCTTGGCAGATTAATGCAGATACCTGAGGAGCCATCAGTCTGGTCAGTAGGAGGCAGTGCCTTCCACACAGCAACAGAAATGTGGGACCTAGAAAATGCAGGATGAGTTATGGGCTAAAGCCTGGGCACATGAACTTGGTGACAAGGACCTGACCAACGCACGTGTTGGTGGTCGTGCAACCAAGGCTAACCCAGCCAAAGAGAATGTTGCCTTCTGGCATGAGGCTGGTCCACGGTGGGTGCAAGCCTACATTGACTGGCGTAAGGCTAACCCTGAATGGAAACTATGGAAGACACCTGATGGTGTACCTGCCATTGAGTTAGCGATGTTACCTGAATTTGCTGGCGTGCCAGTCAAGATGATTCTTGACCGTGTGTTTGAAGTCAATGGCGAGTTAGTCATCGTCGACTTGAAGACCTCTCAGCAAACACCAACCAATACACTGCAACTAGGGTTCTATAAAATTGGTCTGCTAAAGACCTACGGAATCGATGTTAAGTGGGGGACTTATTGGATGGCACGTCAGCATGGTGTTTCACCATTAGTAAGTCTCGAGCAATACACTGAGGACAAGTTAGAGTACCTTGTCTCAGGTTTTGACAAGGCCCGTAAGGCTGGAATCTTTTTACCTAATACAAACAACTGCCAATATAAATGTGGACTAACAGCACACTGTCAGTTCTCAACGAAGATAGGATAACAAATGGAAGAATGGAAACTGCAAGTCAGTTATAAGACACCTGCTGGGGATATGATTAATATCCGTGGCAACACAGCTGATGAACTTAGCGTACTGCTAGAAGGCATTGGCGATTACTCAACACAAATTGCTGCAGTGCAGAAGTTAGTTGTTGGTGCTTACAATGCTGCCCCTTTGGGGACCACGCCTTCAACTCAAGGCACATCGCCATCCACTTACTCCGCTCCACCCCAGGCGCAGGGTCCGTTACTTACACCTCCGCCAAGCGCAGTAACACCATCAGGGACAGCGAGCCCGACGTGCATACACGGAGCGAGAATCTTCCGACAGGGAGTGAGCAAAGCGAGTGGGAAACCTTACGCTTTCTGGGCATGCCCAACCCCACAGGGGACACCAGACCAATGCAAGCCAGTAAACTAAAAAGATAACCATGAGAGGACGTAGCTACCGCAACCTACCAGTACGGTGGCTACGTTCTTTCTATAATGAAGGGAATGAAACAGGATGCGTACACTTGTCCGCTCAGTTGGTCGTTCCAGTATTGGTGGAGAACCACTCCCTAGTTGCTTTAAGGCATTCGAAGCAAACAAGATTATCATCAGGCGTTCAGAGGTTTCGATGTTCGCTGCTGCACCAGGAGTAGGCAAGTCTACACTAGCACTCGCTCTCGCTTTGAAAATGAAAGTCCCAACACTTTATATTTCAGCAGACACCAACGCACACACTATGGCTATGCGATTAGCCTCAATGATTTCAGGTAAGTCTCAATCAGATGTAGAAGCATTAATGAATGTAGACCATGGCTGGACTAAGGCAACACTTGCCAAGGGTTCACATATTGTATGGTCATTTGAATCAGCACCAACACTTCAGGATATTGATGAAGAGGTGCAGGCGTTTGAAGAATTATGGGGTTGTCCACCCACGCTTATCGTAGTAGATAATCTAATGGACGTAGCCACCGATGGTGGCGAGGAGTTCGCATCTATGCGAGCAGTCATGAAGGAGTTGAAGTATCTTGCGAGAGCGACTAACGCTGCAGTGGTTGTACTACACCACACTTCGGAGGCTGTCCAAGGTAGCCCGTGTCAACCGCGCTCCGCTATTCAGGGTAAGGTTGCTCAACTTCCTGCTCTTATATGTACCCTTGGCGTTGTTGGTACTTCTATGGGTGTTGCACCTGTTAAGAATAGATACGGTAGAGCTGACGCAGGAGGAGGACTTATGACATGGGTCGCCTTTAATCCAGAGTATATGTTCATCGACGACATACCAGAGAATGTATGATGTTAAGGAACGGTGCTTATAAAAGAAGGTGTCAACGTCCAGGGTGTGAAGAAGTAGTTTACCTAAAAGTGGGCATTAGATACCCAATTATTTTATGCAAGGATTGTAGAATGTCGGAGTGGGCAAATGACAACTAGAAAATCTCACAAGGCTAGAGGAGCAACCTTTGAAACAGACTTACGAAATTACTTTCGCACAAATGGATACAACGCTGAACGACTTGCAAGAACAGGTGCACGAGATGAAGGAGATATTGTTGTCTCTTCGGATTTCCTTGGCTCGATTGGAGTCATTGAAGCAAAAGCCCCAGGTGCAGGAAACAAAGTCGACCTTAGTGGTTGGACCAGAGAAGCGCAGTTGGAAGCAACGCATTATGCTGAAGCCCGAGGATTATCGAGAGACAAGATTACACCTGCGCTCATCATTAAAGCCAGAGGCAAATCCATTGCGGACGCCTACTTGGTACTTAGACTAGGAGATATATTCGGTGAATGATTTACCTAGCATTAAGTCAGTGCTTGAGCACTACGGTGCTAGCATTCGTCGTGACCATGGTCAAGCAAATCTTAAGTGTCCATTCCATGGGGACAGTCATCAATCAGGTACAGCTAACTTAGACGACAATCTATTTGTTTGTTTTGCGTGTGGCGTACAAGGAAATAGTTTGCAGATTATTGCACAACAAGAAGGGTGCGACATACGTGAAGCAGCAAAGTTCGCAGAAGGAACTCTTGGGCATAGCATCAAGGAAGTATCAGGAAAGTATTCATCTGGCCGAAGACTACCTTCGAAGTCGGGGTATAACAATGGAAGTGGCACGCTTGGCACGATTAGGCGTAGTCGCGGAGCCTGAGACAGGACATGAAGCTTACACTGGTAGACTAAGCATACCTTACATTACTAAGACTGGGATTGTTGACTTACGCTTTCGCTCACTTAACCCAGCAGTTGAACCAAAGTATATGGGTATGATTGGTAGCGATACTCGCATGTATAATGTGCTTGATATCGAACGTGCTGGTGATTGGATTGGAGTATGCGAAGGTGAACTTGATACTCTTACTATGTCTCGCTGCGTTGGTATACCTTGTGTTGGAGTACCAGGTGCAAACAGTTGGAAGAAACACTACACACGTTTGCTCGCTGACTTCGAACGAGTCTTTGTTTTCGCAGATGGTGATGGACCAGGCAGAGAGTTTGCAAACAGTCTTGCTCGAGAACTGCCAGTCACTATCGTCGGATTCGGTGACGGGGAAGATGCTAATTCAGCATACACCAAGTACGGTGCGGGATTTATCAGGGACAAGATGGGATTGACCAATGAAGAATAAGCCTAAGGATTGTCCGCAATGCGGAGAGAAGTTTGATGATGTGTTTGCAGTAGTAGACCACCTGCTTGAAGAAGATGAAGAGTTTGACCCAGCATTAATCTTACCTAATGGTTATCGTTTGATGATTGGTTCTTTATTAAAATGCATGTATAAACATGCCTATGAACCAGATGTAATTGAGAAGATAACACAGGATACATTCATGACTCTATTCATGGCAGAGACAGAACCTGATGTGATAGTTGATGTGATTGAAGATATGATTGTTGGCACTAGTATGGCAGGGATTGATGACGAACTCAAACGCTTACTTGAAACTGGAGAATGAAGAGATATGGCAGATTATCCAATACGTATCAGAACTGGGATTGAAGATAGAGTCGTATCAGAAGGTCGACGCTCAGCTAAAGATAACCTTAGCGATACCGCTATTGCACGCGAACTCCATCTCGAAACACACATAGCTAATACAGCTAATGAACTTGCTGAACTGTTACTAAGTAAGCACAAAGACTATGGACCTAAGAATATATCACAAGCACCTGGCGGTGCAATCAATGGTTTGCGTGTGCGTATGCACGATAAACTTGCTAGAATCAACAACCTGATTGACAGTGGCGCTAGCCCTGAGCACGAATCCTTAGAAGATTCCTTCAAGGATATGGCTAACTATGCAATCATCGGGTTGCTGGTTCTACGAAAGCAATGGGACAATGACTA